ACATTAAATGACCTCATCAGACGGACCTGCTTGTCTTCGCCGGTCACCTTGTCTGTCACTTTGATCGGCTTATACAAAATGACCATCTCAGACTTTTCGCCCTTGCGGACGGAAGCGCCCAGAGCCTTCCACTGATTGAACGTTGCCCAGCGTCCCGACTGGTAACCGTTGATCGACCGGGACATGCTCAGCAATAGCCAATTGATGCCATTATATGGCTTGCCGCTGCTCATGCTGGTCGGCTGATCAGACGTCGGGACAGACCATGATTTTGTCCACCCGGTGCCGGATGTTTGCATGGCGGTTATGACCTTGTCAGCAATAATTCTGTGCAGCTCAGCTGTGGTTCTCTTTGACATTTCGATAATCCCTTGTTGTGTGATTTAAACATGCCCTTTTTATAGACTATGATTTACTGTACAGCAAACGAAAAAAACAGTGGTGCTCATACAAGCCGTGATTGTGCAAAAAGTGCGAGTTATGAGCGCCGGGTGATCAGCCGCTCATCGCACGGTATAGCGATCAGGTGGTGCGGCATGTCAGTACAATGAGAGCCCACCTAGCAGACCGTACAGCCAGCAAGCGATGCGACCTCGAGCATTCGAGAGTGTGTCCGGCTGTGTGTCGATCGTCTGAGAATTCTGCACCGCATCCCGAGCCGCCGCCGGGAAAAACTTTTTCCTGTCTTCTGTGGTTCAAGGCGGGGGTAGCGGGGGGGATCGCCGTTTGCGCCGGGGGGAGGTATGCCCTCGTGAATTACTGTTATTTTTTCAAAACGGCCTCAGAAACATGCAGTAACTCGCTGACTATTAGTCAACTGCATGTTCTGCCTCTGCTAGTTACAGAATGTTCTCTGTTGTCTCCACTCGATACCCGGCGCGTCTCTTGCCGCGCTTAGCGACAGGCGCACCGCTCTGCATGTACTCAAGGAAGTCTTCGATCTCTTCGTCCATGCGGGTCTCAAGGACTCCTCGCGCAGCCTCGTGGACGTCTTGTGCCATTGAGCGCTGGTAGTGAGCGACAGCACCCGCGAGGGCATCCAATCTGTCGTCGTGCTTCAGGGAGCCTCTGTCTCTCGTGATGTGAGACAGCTGGTACAGTAAGCTGTACTTGTGGTCATCTGCTCGGCTCTCTCGTCGCGCTAAAGCTTCGTCAATGACCAGTCGGTGCTGCGTCATCACGGGCTCCAGAGTGTCTATTATGCGGGTCTCTTTCTGCCCTTTAGCCCATTCGGATTCCTGCACTGTGCAACCACCGGCCCAAACGTCAGACAGGATGGGCTGGAACGCAGCGATCCACATGCCCTGACCGTAGTTCGGTTCGACCTCAACGGTCTGCACATCGTATTTCTTTGCAGCAACAGCTATGCGCGTCATGGCCTCTGTGGGATCACCGCTGAAGCCACCAACATCGAGCAGATACATGATGCCATTCAGCACAGCCACAACGGCCCATGCTGTCTCATCAGCACCGCGTCCCGCTGGATCGACAAATAGCACCTTGGACTCATAAGCGTCCCAGTCGGCATCCACGAAGAGAGGCCGCAAGAAGTGATCACCAGAGAACCCGAGGTTCGGGATGTCCGTGATGTAGTTCAGCTTGTCGTTGTGTCTGCCCCACTGGCACGTCAGGGGAGCCTTGAGTGGACTTAAAGACATCAACACGAGATCGTGTTGTTTCAAAGGGTATCTCTCAGCGTCACTCAGCGACGTGTCGAGCATGTACTGTAATGCAAACGCAGAGCGCCCTTTGCTTTCAATCTGTATCAGTTCGTCCTCACCGAAGCGTGTGTCCGTTGGTTGTCCATACGAAATGTCTTCAGTGTCAAACCGTCTCCGCAAGTAGTTGGCGAGAATGTTAACCTCTTCGCCACTTTCAGTTCTTGTCATTCTGTAGTTGGACAGCTTATCAGCTGCGGGGTATCGGACGGGGATCGTAAAGCACTTGAAGCCCATCTCTTTGACCAGCACGTTGTAGATGGACTCTTCGGTCTGAGGGGTCCCGAGGAAGATGATGTCTCCCTTGCCGTGCTCTGTCTTCGTGATGGGCACAAAGTCATTCTGTACGACCTTGATGATCCTCTGACGAGCGTCTTCAGTCAGTGAGTTTCTCTCGATCTCTATGTCGTCTGCTACGATCAGTGTCGCACGGCTACCACTCAGCTGCGAAGAGATACCTCTCGCGACAACTGAATAGCTCTGAGACAAGCTGGCAGCTGCTACGTCGAATTGATCTGCCATGTCCCTACGTGTGGCACCGGACTCTCTGCTGCCGTCAAGCAGCCACTGAACGAGCGGCATGGACTCAAGGATACCTTTTGTCTGCGCTACGAACTCTTTGGCCTTACTGCCACTGGCTGAGACAATCATGATCTTCTCGTCTCTGGGGTTTCTCATGAGCCGCCAGATGGCATAGGCACTCGTGGTGTAGGACTTTCCGAGTGACCTGAAGCACCGGATGATATCCTCACGTGGTCCTCTCAGAATCTCCACTTCTTCTGTTGCGTCGTAACCGAACTGTAGTCGGTGTGCGATCTGATACTGAGCCTCAGTGGGCTCTGGGAGACCGAGATGATCCCACGTGAGAAACAGGAAGTTGCGGAGGTCCTCGAAGGCTGGATGAACTTCTTCAGGGAAGCGTGTCTTCCAGTGAGGCTCTCCGTCAACTTGTAAAGGTTCAAGCATCTATTTACTGCGACCCTTTGCAGTCTTAGCGCTCTTAGTGAAATTCTTTTTTGTCGGTGCTCCTTTAGAGCCGACCTTACGCATCTTCTCGCCGCTACCAGCAGCAATACGTTTTCGCTTGGCATGAATGTTGGCATAAAGCCCCGGACGTTTAGCCATCAAGCGTCTCCTCTTTGCTGAAATGGAAGGGGCGTCTTGTACTTCTCGAGGCTCTCTGCCAGACGCTTGGAGACAGGAAGATCATCCAGTTCATCAGGTGGCGGGAAGGCCTTCAAAAAGTTAACTACCGAAGAGACCATCGATGGCGATAGTTCTTCTTCAGTCTTAACGATCAGCAACAAGCGCTGACCTAGAGCGTCTCTTAGTTCTTTGTTGTTCATAATGCCTCTTCTTTCAGTCCACGATAAGCAACGTAGAAGTTGCCGCATTCGGGGCACGACAAGTTGGACATAATGAGGTGTTCGTCATCATCTTCCGTGTTGTCATCGCCGCCGTGAATCAGTCTGTTTCCACAGTCCATACAGTCCATCAATAGCTGCTCTTTTTTGTTTTAGTCATCGTCTTGCCAGTCTTCTTTGCGTAGCTGGCAGCTTTCTTCTTTCCTGCCTTTGAGTAGGCAAATGTTTTCTTTCCGACTTTCGGCACTGTGTTGTCTCCTATTAAAGTGTGTCTGGTGGTGTCACGACAGAAACATCAACAGAACTCTTCTGTCGCCTCTGTGTGGCAGAACGCGGTGCATTTGGTTACTCGAGTAAATGAGCATACTGAGGTAGCTGTCAGCTGGCTGCTCGTCGCCCTCAAAGTAGAAGCCACCGCCCTGATAGTCTTCAGGTGGTGACAGCAAAACAGTTGCGGTGTGAGTACACCACTTCATGTGATCGTTGTTGCCAGTATCGCAATGCCACTCGTGTCCCTGCGCTTGACGCTGGACCTCGCAATACGCGGGGTGTCTTGTTGAACTTTTGGTTGCGCTTAAAGCAATGTCGGTGAGTGGCTGAATGTCTTCCTCGTGGAGGTCCCTTAGTCCCAGCGTCGTCGCTATACGTTTAGCTTTACTCGCTGGAAGGCAGCTTGGGATCACTAGGCGCATTACAGGGGCAGCCTTTCATAGACTGTCCGCACTTCTGGCACTTGGGGTCTACTGACTTACCGAAGCGAACAGGGTTACTGTCTGTCATTTCGAAATCTTCCCTGCGATTTTTTCACCTGACCTGCCCAAAACATAGCCGCCGACTCCGACCGTCAGTAGTGTCCAAAGCTCTTCGGGCAGAGGTATCGAAAGGGGTATTTGATTGCCTGTTGCAAGTGTGACTACAAGTTCAACGAGAGGTGCAACTAGATAGTTCCAACCCACAATCGCTGTTATTGTCAGCATCAGAATAGGTCGCCACGTCGCTGTGATCTTATGCTCGCTGTTGGCCTCTGCGATTACAACAGATGCAGCTGCCTTCTCGATTTCCGCAGTGTTCTGCATGAGTGCCATCGAGAGTTCTCGCTCAATCTCTTGTGCTTTATTCTTATCAGCTGGGAGCACTCTGCCCACAACGTCCGAAAGGATTGGCCCAAGGATTGGCAACAAAGCTGCAATCATAATTCACCCCACCATTGCTTAACGTCAAACGTCGGACAGTCTTTCGATGACACATCGTTATGACCGATCACATTGGCGGCAGGGAATTGTGCAACTAAAGATACAACAAAGTCTTCCAATGAATCCCACTGTGCTTGTGTAAAGTTTGTCGGACTCTCGTCGCCACGCGCTTTGCCGCCTGCTACTGCAACGCCTATGGAATGTGCGTTGTGCCCAACGGCATGAGCACCTGGGCGATCAATGTCTCTACCAGTTTCCACAGAGCCATCGCGTTTAATGAGGTAGTGATACCCAACGTCTGACCAACCGCGTTCTTCGACGTGCCACTTTCGGATCAGCTCGATATCGACATCCATGTCTTCGTAAGTATCTGTGCAGTGAATAATGATTTCATTTATATTTCGCATTCTTTAAGCACCCTTACGAATCTTAGGATTTATCTGGATTGCCACGTAAACTTCTTCGTTGGTTAATGTTTGGATCGACCAGATTTCTCCTGCCCCGAAGCCTCCTTTGATAGGCATTTGGAACTCCGTGAGGACGACAGGCATGGGTTCGCCATACGAAACACAGACACCTTTTTGCACGTATAGTAGGACTTTGAGAGTGTAAGTTTTCTCGTCTTCACTGCTGACGATATCAGCGATGGGTTCTATTTCTGAGCAAGCCCAGTAGACCGCTGCGATGGCACCTTTAGGTGCTTGCTGAGCGTTGGTGGGGAAAGAGAAAAACAAGCAGAGGCAAAAGAAGAAGAAGCCAAGCTTACGTTTCACTTTCTGTTTTTCCACTCCTTAATTACAATGTGTAACCTTACGATTACAGTGATGAGGACAACCAGTGTCACTCCAGTTTGCATGTAGCCTTCAAATAGCTGAACCCAAAGCGGCAAGCTTAAAGCTGGCCCTGCGACTGCGGCGTCTATGACAAGTTTCTCCTTCACTTCAAAACGTCCTTTTCTAAACGTGCTACTCTGCACAATATGTCAGCGGCTTCACGGTGCCGAACTGCCTCGTGGTCAGGACTCATCATGCCCGACAGAATTAAGAGCTTCTGTTGTTGCGTTTCGATCTGTGTGTGCGTTCTGTCTATGCGCGAGTCCATCTTTCGGAGCCTCGCCTCAACGTCAGATAGCTGCTCGGCCAGTGCTTTGATTTGCGCTCGGGCAACTGCGGCAGCACCGATGACTGATGCCAGAACGCCAAGCAGGGTCGCAACGGTTTTTAGATCGATGCTGGCGTCCATCTAGCAATCCCCACCCGTGCAGCGGTTCATCCAGATAGCTATTGCACCACCAACCGCCGCAGCGAGGACGGCGATCAGTTTTCCAGCCTCCACTGCCACATGAGTTGCCTTATCCCAAAATGCCATATCGGCTTCCTTGGCTTTTTTCTTTTTTGCTGCCTTTGCTGCAATTCGCTTCGCTCGCTCTTCAGTTATGCTTTCCCACGTACCGTCGCCCCACTTGCGATTAATCTCTTGTTGTAAGGATTTGAGAGCAGCCTCTTGCTGTTTAGCTTCAAGCACGTCGTTGGCAACGGACGAAATGCTAGTCTCGTCGTCGTAGTCTTGGTCGCCAGAACGCATCCGCAAGACTTGCTGCATACGGGTCTTGGGCTTCTTCTTTTTTGGGGGCTTGGCTTCCTGAGTAGACAACAAATGGTCAATGCCATGCATCGCATCCTTGAGGTCCACAGCGCTCTCAACCAGCTTCTTAGCTCCAGCAAGTGCCAGCCCTATGGTCACCGGGTCCATTGTCAGTCAGTTGTTTCTTTAGGTGGTGTTGGTTTCTTAGTTTGCTTTACCCACTTCTCACGATCTTTAGGCGTGTATGGGCGGTTCTCTAAAACGCGTATCATCCGAATACTCCTGACCATGCTTCGACTTTACATTCAGTGCCACTAGCTGCCGTTGCTCTAAGACGGACATCAGTGCCACCGCCCGTTAAAGTGACAGGGCCAGCAAACACAGAAGTGCCTGAGCCATAGTCACCATAATCTGTAAGTGTCACTGCGTCCCAAGTTGTGCCACCATCATTACTTGCATATACGGCTGTCGGATCAGCACCAGAGAACTTACTAACAACAAAGCCGGAGGTAGGTCCGCTTGGCATCGATACTCCAACACTTCTAAGGTCCATTGCTCCTGCGGCAGCTTCGTCAATAAACTGAATTTGTGCAATATAATGGCCCGCGTTAACTCCGGTATTATTAAGCGTGATCGCATGATACCTGTATGGCGTCTGCGTTAAATCTCCCGCAGCCCATTCAACAATAATTCCGGCGCTATCTGTGACGCTCTTTGTGCCAATGATTGTCCCTGCGTTCCAAGCTGCAATCGGTGAATTTGAGCCGTGAACGCGATAGGTTAAACTAGACGTTGCGCTTAATCCTAGATCGCTAGAACCATAGAGTTTAGCGCCCTGTAGTGTTTTGGTAACACCAGCTCCATGGTCCATTGTGACAAACCAGACCGAATTTGAGGTATCAAATAAACATTCTGTATTTGTCTTAATTAAATCCCCGTCGAACGCCCTTGCTACCGGACTGTCAAATCCCGATTGAGCCGTCGTCGTGCCAGATAGAACAAATGTACCTCCGTTTGCAACGTAGCCATTAACAAAGTATTGGCCTGTTGAATTTCCTGTATCAATGCCAAGTGCATCTTCAAACTCATCAGCAATCACAACTGGAGAAGATACTAGTGTGCGACCATGGTCTACTAGGTCATCAAAGGTGTTTAGCATCAGTCCAATTTGTAAACTAGAAATGTCAGGTACGTCGCTTAAAGTAGGAAGCGCAGCGCCACCAATCGTGGACCCCGTAGATAAGTTGACAACGCCACTTCCCTTGCCTCGAAGTTCTAACGACGTATTTGTACCACTCGCTGCCTCGATTACATCGGCTTTAATCGTGGATGTCATGATGGCTCCTCTGGCTTGGGATGCGCAGCTTTAATTGCAATAATCTCATCTTTAATGGTCTTAGCTTCTGTTCCGTCAGCCGGATCAAGAAGTTTCCAAAGTGCGTCTAGTTGATCCCCAACGCTTGGGTACTCTTCTTTGCGAGTTCGCTTCCATGATTTTGACATTGTGTTACTCCTCAATAAAGTGGGACAAGACCGACGCTGGCGTTGTAGCGAATCTCTTTATTGTTCGCCGTGGTTATTTCGTAAGTGAGTGATGATCCTGTCTGAGCGGAAACATCAAACTCAACCCGGTACAACTCAGTTGTTCCTATATCCCCAACCTTAGTCCATGACCCTGTGGCGTCAGTCGTGCCACCATCGATAGATGCAGTCATAACAATATCTGTACCCACAGTGATTGCTTCTTGTGGATCAATAACCACGTAGGCAAGAATGTCTGTTGGATTAGCTGTGGTTAATGTGACTGCCGTTGGAGCAAGCGTGACGTTAGTTGGATCAGCAATATTGTAGAAAACTAACTCAGCGATGCCACTATCTTGTGCACCGCTTCCAGACGCAGGGATTTCAACCCAGTAATAATCGTAATTCCATGTACCAATATTACTCCGGTCCACCTCAATCGCATCTTGGGTATCTGTGAATGAATGCGTGTCGAGTAGTGTTGCGCCGCCGTCTTTAAAACCCACATCAGAACCGTAAAGTTTCAAGCTAAAAGAACCCGTACTGGTTTCAATAAAGCCATGATCCGAACGACCTACAGCGCGGTAGCCTGTAATGTCTTGACCACCTGAGTAGAACTTACCCACGTTCACGGCGGCATTGTTGCCGCTGGAATTATATGCGGAAGCGCGAGGTTGGCTTTCGTTGCCGTCGAACGCGTTTGCTAACGTGCCAGACCCGTCGCCTTGGTTAGTGCCAGTAGCGCCTGAAATCGCACCCCCGCCCGGATTGTGGTAATAATCTCCAGACGCACTGTATGTCGCATTCGTCTTGGTCGTAAGGTTATCACTCTCGAAATCATCAGCAAGCCAGAACGGACCAACAGCGCCATTCTGATTGGCGTCTGTATTGGCTAAGATTAGTGCTAGTGCAGAAGCAGCCATATCGCGGGCTACTTGGTCAGACCCAAGCGCAACCCCACCAATCGTAGCATCTGCCGGAAGTTCTACCTTTCCAGTGCCGTTATTTGACAGCGTGAGCGTACCGTTAGTTGTCTTAGCTTGCAGGGTGTCAGCTTTCAAAGTACTCATGAGCTTGGCTCCTCTGGAAATGTAATGTTGTCAGGATCAGACTGACTTGGAACGTCCCGCAATGCCTGACGATATGCTGTCCAAGCATCACTCATCGTAACGTCGGAGTTCGCCATCCAGTCGCTTGCCGCCAGCAAGGCGTCTCGCTTCTCTCTGATAGTTGCCCACTTACGCGCAGGTTCAGCCGCTGCATATTCAGCCTCTGCAATGTCTCGCGCAGCCTCTTCTTCGGCTGTGAATGGAACCTCTGTCACCGAACCATCAACATTTATTATAGCAGTAAATCTGGTCATTATTCTTACCCCTAACTCAGCACACGTTTGTACAGGCTAAATCGCCCTGTGAATGTACCACTTGAGTGAGCGTACTTAAT